GCGTTAGAAGCGCTTGTAGCCGCGCTAGAGGCGCTTGTAGCGGCACTGCTAGCACTTGTAGCAGCCGATGCCGCTGAGGTCGCTGCAGCTGTTGCAGAGCCTAGAATGCTATCTACATAATCTTTAGGGGTAGCAGAGCTGGATACCATACCTGCGCTGGATAGACCAGTTATGACCGGACTGCCCGAAATGGTAGGGCTAGTCAAAGTCTTGTTGGTTAGGGTATCAGTAGTGTCTCTTAGTACAACCTGACCAGTAGCATCCGGGAAGGTTATGGTTCTATCAGCCGTAGGGTTAGTTACAGTTAGTGTTGTCTCAAAAGCATCCGCAGTAGAACCTTCAAAGGTAATACTGGAATCATTCATAAACCCACCAGTAATAGTTGGGTTAGTGATAGTTGGACTGGTTAGAGTTTTGTTTGTAAGAGTCTGAGTATCGGTTGTGCCTACAACTTCACCAGTAAGGCCATGTACAGCGCTAGTAAGCTCTTGGTGAGTATTAGCCTCTTGCAAATCACGACCAATAATCATGTGCCGTACAACGGCACCTGCAGAGTGGGCTACTCCTGAAGAACCATCACGACCACGAGTAATGGTCAAGGTATTACCAGAGGAGTAGAGCGTTACATCTACAATCTCTTCAAGAGATGTATCTGGGTCAATGACTACGGTATAGGTTTCGCTACCAGATAGGGTCTTACCACCCATTACGGCAGAACCAGATACCACCGTCATAGAGGTGGCTGTGTCAGTGATAGCAGATGCTAGGGTTGTCTGCTGTGCACGAGAGGAATATTTACGTACTGTCATTGTTTACCTATCGGACGTAATGGACTCGGGGAGGGTACTTCTGAAGTTGAGCTTTTGCTTCTTCATTAAGGCGTTGTGTGTATAAACCATAAATCTGACGCATAACATTTCCTACGCCACCATAAGGACGCTTGGAGTCGATTTCATCAGCCTGTGGGCTAGTCTGAGTAGCACGGGCTGGGTCTAAGAATGTAAGTAGACGATAGATAGTTCCCAATACTACCACATCTTTGCAAGACTCGGGTAGGCCAGTCTTAGTTGTAAAAACATCCGAGTCTGCACTAAACGGAGTTGGGTCAGCAGCATAAGTCAATTTGACTGTTCTGCCTGGAGTAATATAATCACGAATTGTTACAGTTTGTGCTGGTTGAGCTTCCGAACCGCCCCATGTTGTTATATCAGCATATGGCTCTAAATCTATTCTACGGATAGGTAGCCATTCTTTAGACGGTCCCACTTCCTGCCAATGGGCAGCAAGAATGGACTGAGCCTCTACATTATTGCCATTACCATCTAATAACTCATAAGTTGTGATTGCAGCATTGTAAGTAAAGGTTAGCTGCTTGACAGCATGAATAGAAGCTGACATAGCACGGATAGTGTCATTGACAGCACGCTTAATTACGTGTCTAGGAAAAGTAGGGCTGATAGTAACCTTAGAATTTGTAGCAGCAGTAGATGCTGTAGTGCCCAGATAGCCACGGCCCCAAGGTGAAATAGTTAGAGTATTGGCTACACGGTCAAAGGTTTCTACCCACATCAACTCTTCGCCAATTTCAATAATACCTTTACCAATGTCTGTGGTTGAAGATACGTTAATGGTAGTAGTGGTAGTTGTTGTTACAGCAGCAGAAAGGCTTGTAGCCCTGTCTTGCTGCATGGTGTAACCTTGTAGGTTAATCAGTACTTCATTGACAATATCAGAGAAAGTTGTTGTCACGATGCCAATGTCCTTAATGCGTCTACCGCAGACTTGTTAGTTGTTCCTGCAAGTTCATTGCAGATTCCGTTGAGGTCTTTGTAATCATCTGGCTGACGAGCAGCTTCAGCTTTGATGTTTAGAGCACCAATGATACCTAGGCCAGAAGTTCCTGCCCAAGCATTAGCTGCACCTTGCTCATCAAGAAATACTGTCAAGTCAGGGTAAGTACCGCCATTAGCCAAGCGGTTAAGTTCAGCGCAGAGTGTGCTGCCTTCAATACCTGCCACTATCTATACCTCGCTGTCTTTTTTGCGATTGATTTTGGTTGCTTTGAAAATTGTTTACCTGCGCGTGTGTCACGGCGCTTCTTAGCAGAGGTAGCTGCATATTCTTTCTTAGAGAGTGACTGACGAGCTTTCTTAGGTAGGTATCTTTCACCTGTTGCTTTGGAACCCTGAGTGCTGGGCTTACCAGAACGAGTTCCCCACTCTTCTTTAGTCCATTTAGATAAGGACTTCTGTTTCTTTGACTTACTGCCGGTGTAACCTCCACCAGCCTTCTTATATTCTTGTGCTACAAGCTGTGCTTTGCGAGCAGACCACTGACCAGGCCTACCACCTTTAGAGCCAGCAAGGACTCTTTTCTTAATGGAATCACGTAGACCTGGTTTAGTGTATGACATTATTTCTTCTTGCCACCTAGAAGCCCTGGAAATAGTCCTTTGTTACCCATTGGCTTAGGATTGCGATATGTGTACTTTGGAGTCTGAGTAACCTTGTTAGGTCCTTGTCCAACAGTAATCTTCTTCTTTGTTGCAGAAGCACGCGCTTCGTCTGGTGACTTAGCAGCAGGCTGATTTCTCTTCATGTTCTTAGCTGTTTTGCTAGCAGCCATTGCACGAGCTGCATCTGGTGATTTAGCAACAGGCTTGTTAGCGGTTTTCATAGCAGCCTTCAAACGGTCTGCACCGTACATACGCTTTACGCCTTGTACAAACTCAGCATTCTTTGAAGAGCCAGCTTTCTTAAGAGCTGCTGACATGCCCATCTTCTTGATACCATCAATTGTTGACTGCTTTACAGGAGTGTAAAGATTTGTTCCTTTTGCAGCCTTGCCTCCACCTTTAGGTGCGGCTTTTTTTACCTTGTATGCAGCCTTAGCTGCATCAACGGTTTTGTATGTCTTCGCCATTACCATTTTACCTTGTCTGCCCAATAAGCGGCACTCATTTTACCTTTTGCGATATTGCGACTATGACGAGCCTTAAAGCTCTTGCGCTTCATCTTCATACGGCGGGATTCTCCCGCCTTTGGCTTACCTGCGGTGGATGCACCTTGTTCGCCAAATCTAATTGTCTTTACCTGCGTACCCTCTTTAGCCACAACTACATGTGACTTCTTGGGGTGATTAGGAGTGCGCTTAGGCTTGTTATAACCAGATACGCCTGCACGTGCTAGGCGCGGGTCACGACGTGATGTTGCCATTACTTAACTCGCTTTAACCGAGGATTCTTGCGTTTAGCAGTCTTGGATGCTTTACGTGTTGACGATGCGAGGATTGCACCAGCACTCTCCATCGACACACCGGATTTGCGAGCAATCTTCTTCTGAACCGCCTTGAAGCCCGGATGCTTCGCTGACTTTTTCATATTGTTCCCTTGCCATACTTAAAACCTGGAATCTTTGTAGGGTCCATTTCACGCCCACCAAGTTTGGTATTTGGCTTGTACTTGATTGACCGTGTGTTTCTGTAAAGTTCAGCAACGTGAGCTTTGGCGTTAGCGTTATCTATACCGCCTGTCTTTCTAGCTTTCTTTGCCATTACTTTTTCTTTCTCTTAGGAGCTGCTTTTTTCTTTGACTTCTTGCCGTACTCAATCATGCGCTCCATTTTGCCCTCAGTCTTTTCATGCTTCTTTTGGGCCTTCTTTGCAGCTGCAATCCCCTTCTTGGTGTAAGGGAACTTCTTACCTTCTACCATTGGCATACTATGCCCCTATCTCTTTCATAACTTCGGCTACGCCCTTGCTTACTTTATGTGCTTTCGGCATCGTGTTACCGTCATAAGCTTTACCCAGTACTTCTGATGCTTTATGTGCTGCCTGAATATCTCGCATATTTGTACTATTAGGCTGTATGCCTTGTGCTCTAGCATCTCTGTATGCTTGAAGTTCAGCATTCCATTTCTTATCTGGAATATCTCTTTTTGCGTCCCCTGCATTCATTTCCAAAGTTAGTGCTTTGCAACCAAAGCATCCATCAACTGGTTCAGGGTGATGTTCCCAATGTTTCATATTGCAGTAAAGTTGCTTTCTGTTATACCAACACCAGCTGCGATGAGTTCTGCTTTTGTAGCCTCATTAACGGTATGGTTGCGCCCGCCCAAGTATACCACATCATAGTCTGCTAGGTCTTCATCTAATAGATACCGTACTCGTGAGTAGGTAGCACCTGACTTGACTATGGTTACTCCACGGTCAAGGGTGTAGAAGAAGAACAATCTATGTAGCCCAGCAGGACCTTCTCGGACAGTTGGTGTCCTAAAGATGTAATCTGTCATTAGTCCTCCTTAATGGACTCACCCCAAAGGGATAGGTTTCAAGGCCTATCCCTCAGAGTCAATCAACTAGGAAGCGATTGAGGAACCGCTCTCAATGCGGTACAAAGCCTCTTCACGGTAGCGAGCGAAGCCGAGTACGCCGTACCAGCCCATTGGGCGGTGACGCATCAACTTGTCAACTACAGGTCCGATGACTGTGTGTGGCTCTTCGGCAACTGCCTCAGCAAGAGCTTGCTGACCCGCTACGATTGTGCGGTAGTTACGAGCAGATGATGCTCCGTCAGTTGCGTTGTACATGCGGTTGGTCTCAACGAAGTATGCACCTTCGTAGGTTCCAATTTCGCCTGCCCAGATTTCATTCTGGTTTGCACCGTATTGGTGAGGGATTAGCCATCCAGCAGAACCTGTCTCAGCACGAAGGTCGTGTGAAACTTCTGGGTGGATACCAACCCAGTATAGGTTGCCCTTACGGCCCTTAGCGTTGTTTGCACGCAATTTAGCAACAGCCTTACGGATGTTTGCAGAAGCCATTGTTGCAGCAGCAGTGATTGTTGCTGTGGAGGTTGCGGTTGAACCTGCGTAGATTACGTTGGTTCCAGCGCGAAGTGTTGCCATAGCAACCTTGTCGATTGAATCTGCAAGGTTGTAAGCAATGATGTTAGCGATTGCTGGGTCTACATCAGCAAGGCTGAAGAGCTCCAACGCACGAGTAACAAGTACTGAGTTACCATACTCGTTAAGAGTGATGGTTACAGATGTAGGTGTCGATAGACCGACTGCATCTGGGTCAGCATCTTCAGTAAGAGCTGTTGTTGCTGCTGTTAGGTCAACATAGCGTTGTAGAACGATTGTTGAGCCTGGTTGAGTCTGGCGTGCAGGACGCTTATCTGCGACAGAACGGATTAGAGGTTCTGAGCGGAGAGCGAACTCAAGAAGACGGTCATACGCCTTCTGAACTAGACCTGCGGCACCAGCGGTTCCACCAAGTGAGGAAGAACCTGTTGATACATAGGCATTAGCCATTTGATTAGTCTCCTAGACTATGAACGGATATTATTGTGAGCGTAGGAAAGCAATTAAATCGTCAGCGCTTTCAGCGTTGTCAATCTTCATTGCGAACTCATCAGCTCTTTCAGGCGATACAGCACCTTGGGTGACTACATCCATCTGACGAAGACTTGCCATATCACGTTGAGTAATCGGTGCTTCTTTCTGGATTTCAAATCCAAAAACATCACCATTCTGCTCTAACCATGAATTAATTGCTTCTTCAGAAGCATCTAGGTCTGTCGGTATGAATTTAGCTACCTTCATGTTTACGCCCTTGGATGTAAGAACATCCTTAAGTACGCGCTCTCTTTGGGCTTTGCTCAACTCACCTAGAGTTGATTCAAGTTCCTTTGCTCGCTTTTGTTCAGCCTTTAAGGCTTTACGTAGTTTCTTTACGAGGTCAGTATCGGCGTTTCCAAAGTCGACCTGTACATCGTCGTCTTCTTCATCGTCTTCCCAGTAGTTATCGCGGTTGTTGCTCATAGCAACCTCTCCCTTATTAGTAGTTATCGCACGCCTCAATACGGCTTGGGGTGTCCGTATTGGCTCGTACTGCCAGTCTTGTTACACTGCGTGGGGCTGGTAGGTCCACGTCAGGATTCTAGATAATTCCCGCTGTTCTGCCTTTTAGCGAGGATGTTGTTGTGCCAGCGGAACGCTGGAATGCACGTACTTCTTGTTCAGCAAGTCTCTTACGACGTTGTGAAGCTGTGCCAAGGAACTGTTCTGCTTCTAGTTCCTGCTGGATTTGATTGACATCAGATGCTGGCATTTTTTCGTAGATGCCTGCTAGTTTCTGAGTAGGTCTTAGCTGTTCGCCAATATTCTCAAATCCTTCAGCAGCGGTAGCTGCAATCTTCTCTTCACTCAATCCAAGTCCCATTAGGCTTGCTGTGATTTTCTTAAATCTTTCAGCATCAAATGTGACGCCTTGTTGAGCACGGCGAATAGCCTCTGCAGAGAATGCTGCAGTAGAACGGTTCTGCTCAAGTGCTTCCTTGCCAATATCTGGGTTAAGGAAAAAGTCCGTCAAATCAGTAGGTGTCTTGATGTAACCTAATCCCATTAGAGCATCAGTGTAATTCTTGTCAGCATTAACTGCCTTTAGACGAGCAGCATTAGCACGCTCATCAAGCTCTGATACAGATACGTTATTCTTGACATATTTCTTCAAAGAATCTGAGGTTAGATACTTGTCACTAAGCGCATACTTAGATACTACTTCTTTGTATCCTTCAACTGCATTGAAGAGTTCCGCAGCAGACTTAGGAGTTGTAAGTCCTTCGTTAAGGTATCCATAAGCGGTATAGAAGGGGCTGGTAGTTTTGTT